CGTCACGATCGCTACTGCAATAGCAGCGTAATCCTGAAGGTTCATTTCTTCTTATCGATAGCATCTACTGCCGCTTCGATAGCATCTACGGCTACATCTGCGAGAGCCTTTTTAGATCGGTATGACTTGATAGCAGCACGAATGGCAGGAATAGCCATAAGCCCTAAAGCGCCAATAATTACTGCTTCCATTACTTACCTCCTAATAATGGGATATCGAAAAACGAACCATCGATATCGCCTTTTGTAGAGAAACTGATATGGCAATGATGATTGTGCGGATTGCTTCCAGAATACTTGCGCCAGCGCCAGCCCATGCGAGAGCTTGCAATCCTGCCGTTGAAGATGATGTAACTGATTCGCTTTGACTTGTCTGCTTTGGCAAAGGTACGAATCTGATCAGCAATATCGGGCATGATGTCGGGCTTTCCGCCCTGATGGACATCTCTATCGACATCGATTGCGCGAACATACGGGGGTGTAGATGACCAATCAGGATTGTGGTCACTAGGACGCGCTGAATGGCGTGTATCGCCAATCCATCCATCCGAGCGCCTATCACGATCTGGGAAGGTATCATCGAACTGCTCGCGTAATTGCTGACCAGCTTTGCATAGAACAGGTTTCATCCGAGAATAATTCTAGCTTCTTCTTCGGTAATTCCTAAGCGGTCTAGGATTTCAGCTCGCTTAGTTGCTTTAGCAACCTTTTCAGCTTCTACTTCTGCCTGGACGGATTCCCATTTAGCAATCAATTCAGCTTTAGTCGGCTTCTTGCTATCTGATAGCCAGGTTAAACCTTCGTAGTCATCGCCGTCTAGTGTCCATTCAGCGTTATAGCGGCGGGATAGAATTAATGATAAATCCATGTTATGCACCTATTTCGTAGACAGTAATAGTTGAAGCGGTTCTAAAGGTTGCGCCATCATTAGAATCGTTATGTGTCCTGTTGCAATATACTGTGCCAGTACCAACCAGCATCATTTCGACTGCGTATGTTGTCGCACTTGTTGTAGCTGGACTATCGAGATTTGTAATCGATATAGATTCAATATCATCGCTGATTGCTGAGAAGGCTGCTGCGCTTGCTCGAACTCTAGAACCAGCCGCATCTCCGATTGCAATAGGAGTTGTACCTCTAACTATTTGAAGCCCAATTCTGTTAGAGCCAGCAATGCCACCGACCTGAACGGAAGCAACTACGAGAATTTTGCTAGATGCGCTGGAAGGTGTAATTGACGCGGTCAATCCTGTTACGGTAGTAAATGAACCGCTAGTAGTTGAAAAAGTGTCAGTCTTTGTAGTGCTGACTACCTGTAAAACTTTTCCAGCGGGAGCGGCAGCCCATTTTAGCCCTGTTGCGGTAGTTGAATCAGCGGTTAGGACATGACCATTAGTACCTACTGCAAGGCGAGCAGGTGTATCTGCCGCCGTTGCCGAGATGAGATCACCTTTAGCATCTACGATAGCGTTTTGGATAGCATTGCTATCATCCTGAGCTACCCATGAAAAATCAAGGTCTGTGTTAGTTGCCTTAGCCAATACCTGACCAGTCGTGCCACCTTTAAGGTCTACCAAAGCGGTATCGATATCTTGACCGAGTGCGGCAATAGCGGTAGCGCCATCCTTTACTAGATCGGTGGACTGGGGTATATCCCATCCAAAGTTAGTGGTTGTTGTTGCCATTACGCTACTACTCCTATCGCATTAAGCCATGTTAGGCTGGTGTTAATTGTGTTCCAAGTTTCCGCCGCATTTACCTGTTCCCATTTTACCGCAACTTGGCTAAAGTTCACAGGAGATGCGTTGAAAGTTACGCTTAAATTATTCAGGCTTGCTCTAAATGTCCAGCCTTCGATATAGCCCTGGAATGAACCATTTGTGATATTAGGCGGTAGGTTCTGAATCCAAACTGGCTGACCTAGGAAGATGTTAATTAAGGCATCTCGGTCGGCATCGTCTATTTCAGGGTTTCCCAGTACGAAAGTAATGCTCTGGAACTTAGGGTAAGGATTGGCGCGTAGCTCAATGTAGCGATCTGCTAAGGCTTCAGCATCTGCAACCTGTCTAATGCGAGATGTGTATTCCTCGCCATAAACTCCGTAGGTAGCTTGGCTAATCAAATCTTGAGCCGTATAAGTATGTCCTGCGTTCTCACCAGAATTGATGGTAAATCTATTTCGTAAGTCACCAGCGCGGGTGGTGGCTGATAATCCGATGCCGTTTGCATGGTTAGCATCTAAGGTTGTGTAGCCATTGTTTTGTAAATAGTCCTGGCGATGAGTCTGATCTGCATAGCCGATATTGCCGTTTGCATCCTCATAAAGAACGCCAAAGGCTGATGTAGCAATGGCGGTGCAAAGTGAGTAAAGGTCGGTATTGTTGGATGGTCGTGAAATCATGTCGTAATCGCCTGGACGGTCAATTTCACCTAGTCCGATATTGACGGCGTTAGCCCAGGTTTCTGTAGGGTTGTAATTAGCCCAAGTTTCAGCCGCTGGCACATCGTTCCAAGAGCCAAGTAAATATCCTGATAAAAGGCTATAAATCTGGTCACCGTCTTGGTCTTGGGATAACTGTCCTGGATCGATGATTTTAGGTAGCTTTGATAAGGCTCCAAGGGCAGTAATTGTCGCTACGGTCGTATATCCTAGTGATCCAGCGCTATTGACTGTTATGGTGAAATCTGAGACTAGCCCGCCAAAGATAGGGATATAAGCGCCAACTGAGTTAGTCACCTCTACGGTAATACCAGAGCCGACATTAAAGTCATAGGTAGTGTTATTAAAGTTAAGCAAGGAAAGCTGGCAATAGCCCGCTACTGGTTGCTGGTAAATATCTGTGCGCCCTGAGGTAATTGTGAGGTCGGCTATCGTGATGTTGGATAGCTCAACTCCATTGACTATAACCTTATAATCGGGTGTATAAGCCGTCATTAAACTACGAGTCCTGCCGCGCCTAGTGTGCCTCGAGCGGCTGAGTTGTTAAGCACGCTGACGATTGTGCGAGCCGTACCTTCAGGGTCGATAGCTCCATTAACTGTGATGTTAGTCTGGCTAGAAGATTGGGTAACGCGTGGAACTGTTGGAGATGTGGCTCGGCTAGGAGTTGGAGTCGATACATTGTCGTTACCAAAAAAGCCAGCTACTGCTGAAGCCGCTGAGCGAATAGCGTTGATGATTCCAGTAATGCGATCATAGATATTAGATAGGGTTGAAACGAATCCAGCAAAGGTATCAATAACCCCTGAGATAATCTTGCCTAAAGCGGTAAACGCTGCGCCCAGTACCTTGCCTAGGAATGGCGCTAGATAGTCCTTGGCAAAGTTAAAAATAGCGACCATGAAATCATAGAAAGGCTGAAGCTGAGTATTGTTTTCTTCTAATGAATCCTTGACTGAATTAAAGGCGTTGCGTAGACCATTAATGATTGGCTGAATAACCTTAATGACTGGCTGGAGCTTCTCGCCAAGATTGCTAGTAAAGTCTGATATCGCTGGTATAACCTGGTTCACGATTGTTTCAACCATTGGAGTAATGGCATCTAAGATAAATGCGCCTACGGTTTCCTTGCCTTCATCAAAAGCGATCTGAAGGCGAGTCATCTTGCCAGCGAAGGTATCTGCCTTGACTGAAGCCTGGTTCTCAAAGGTATCTGCAAGCTTGGCAGTAATCTGCTCCATGCTCATAGTCTTTAGCTCGGCTGATGATAGTCCGATGCCTAACTTGGCAAGGGAAGCGGTATTGCCTTCAGCCGCCTTAGCCATCGCGTTGGTAACTGCTTCGAGTGACTTGCCAGAACCAGCCGCAACATTGATCGCAACTGTCTGGAGTTCTTGAGCCTTCTGAAGATTGCCAGTAGCCCTTGCAAGGCGCTCTAAGGACGGTCTAAGCTCGTCATCTGTAACCCCGAAGGCTAAAGATGTCTTGGTGATGTAATCCTCTGTAGCGGCTATCTGAGCCTCTGTAGCCCCTGTTACATTCTGAAGGGTAAGCGCCAACTTCTCTTGAGCGGCTGCATCTGCGATGGCTGACTTAACGCCATCGATTGCGAGCTTTCCAGCATAGGCAACGGCTGCTGCTCCTGCGGCTGCAAAAGCTAAACCAGCCTTCTTGCCAAAGTCTGAAACCTTATCGCCAAAGGTAGAAACATCGTTATCTGCCTTGTTAAGATTCTTAGTAAAGTTATCAACATCGGCAAGGAGCTTGAGCGTTAGTGCTCTTGTACCTGTAGCCATTATGTCCACTCCTTCAGAATCTTATCGAATGAGGCAGTCCATCTAGAAACTATCTCAGGTTGAATCCTGCGAAGCGTTGGATAGATGAACCAGCCTTTAGAGCCACGACCTTCACGCCCTGACCAAACTGGGAACTGCTTAAATTTGTTAGAACCAAACTCGGAACCGCCCCAGATATCCTTGGTAGTTGCTCCACCTGAGAACTTCTGAGAAGCGAATCCGTAAGTAATCTCGCCAATACGGCTTGACTTCTTTACACGCGATCCACTAGCAATACGACCAGCGACTTTACGGCTATTGATTGAATTAGCAGTCTGAGTCACCTCAGCCTTAGCGAACTCCGCCAATGCTCCCGCTTGGCGTTTAGCTTCATCGTTAGCTTCTGTAGTCATACCTTTAAGCGCCTTGAATACCTGGCGAAGCTCGGTCTGGTCTAGTGCTACTAGCTCACTTGCCATTCCGCTCCTCTAGTACCTCAATCGCGGTTAAGATATCCTCAGCCGTTTTCCAATGATCCATAGGAATCCGAGTAGCGATTGCCAGCTCTACTAGGAGTCGGCTTACGCTTCCTCGCTGATGGCTTTTGGGTTTTCGTCACCGACCTCAAGGTCATTGACTGATTCCATCCACACATCGAGAGTCTTAGTCGGCTTGCCACCTGCATCTCGCTTCATGGCGCTATGCGCTACGAATAAGATATCCCACATTCCGCCAAACTGAGAGATAACTTTTTTAGTAGTCATCTCCCATTTGGCGTAATCTGGCGGGCGAACCTGGTAAGTGGTTTCGGTTCCGTCTATATATTTAATTGTTATGTTCTGTTGCATTGTGTGCTCCCGTTTCTAGTTTTTAGCTAAAGGTCTCTGTGACGGTTCCGTTAGCGATCTTAAATGTAAAGTCTACAGTCTGAGCATCTGTTCCAGCTCCGCCAGCAGTAGGAAACTCTGGAAGAATTGGAAACACAAACTGAGCTCCTGTAGCAGCGGTAAGAGTTACTGAGATTGTGGTGTCTGGTGCTTCTGCTGCAGCCCATAGAGCTTCGCATACTGAGCTTGCCTTGCCCCAGTCTGCCAACATTGAAAGTGCAAAAGTACCCTCAACATTTGTTGTCTTGTAAGCCTCTCCATCGAGAGTCTGGTATGTCTCGCGAAGGTTAGTCTTTGTAAGAACTGCTGAAAGAGCCTGAGCTTCGATATCTGTTCCACCTGTGAAAGATAGAGAAATATCGCGACCTGTGATTACTGTGGTTGCCATGTTTATCCTTAATTGGTTTGAGTGTAGTAGGTGGATACTCGGATATCAGCCACTAAGCAATTAGATGGACCGACTTGAGTTACCGTTGGTTTTTCAACCGCTCCGATCGTGTACCCGACTGGGATTACTTTCAGAACACTTATGACGAGCTGCTCGAGATTGTCGAGCGATGCAGGGTTGGAGTTGTAAGCAACTGCAACCGAGATGACGAGATTAACTTTTGTGTGAAGGGTAGTTTTGCCGATAGTCTCTAATTCAAGATACGGTGAATCTGGAACGCACACGACAAAAGGAACCATTGGCGCCTCTGGCACATATGCATAGACATTGCCAGCTACATTGGCGAAAGCATTAGCTAAAGGCTGACGAACTGTGTCTAGGATTGTGCTAGGCATTATTGCACCATTGAATCGGTGTCGATGTACGCCCCTAGTAATCCTGAAACGCGATTAAATAAGCTACGACCTAGGCGGTAAGGGCTGACCTGTGTAAAGTCCACGCCCTCAATCTGTCCACCAGGGGCGATGCGAGATTGGAATACTTCGACTGATACGGCTAGGACTGCTGACTCAACCGCTGAAACTCCTACATAGGTAGAAGCTCCTGAAAGGGTAGCTAAACCTGATGGGATTACCTTGCGCTCTGTAATGTCTGCATTGGTGATTGCTACGGTAAAGAAACCATTGAACTCTCTGTAAACGCCATCTACGAATATGCGACTATTGGAATTAACGATAAAAGTATCTACATCGTAATTACTAGATTCAAGGATCGTAAAAGTGCCATTAAAAGGGGAGCCGCATCCTGTGATGACTACGCTCTGACCCTCTGAAAAATTGTTATCGCCTAGCACCTGATAGGTGGCGATGTTGTCCTCAAGCTCGACGGCTTGGATTGGTGAAGCGTACTTAACCAGCATAGGCAAGATAACTGCCTCAGCGGTATCAATAACATCTGTTAAATAAGCATCGCTATAAAGGGATGTAGAAACGCCAAGAATCGACCTTAGCTCTGCAACTGTAACGATTGAAGCCATCTCTACATCCTCTCTATTAAACGACTGGGGGAGCGATCGGGAGCAACCGCCCCCCCATGATTAGTGTTTGGTTATGCAACCATGAAACGGTATGAACCAGCGCCAATCTTTGTAGCAACTGCGCCGTAACCGTAGTAACCCACCTGGACTTGACCTGTGCTAATCACATTGGTCTGGAGAGATAAGCGTGGGCTTTCATACCATGTGTACGCATCTGGGTTGATGACGATCATTGTGTTATCGCCAAGTCCTGAACCGTCTGTGAGTGCGCGTGATACGCGAAGGTTCAAGCCAAGAAGGTTTCCGCGAACTGCAGTTGCAGTAAGTGTTCCACCTGCGTTTTGTGGGTTGATTGTCTGCTGGAAAATTGGGCGGTTTGATGAATCGACCAAGCCCATGAGTGCGCCCCATTGTTCTGGAGATACTACGATGTTCTCAGCGAATCCGAGTGTGCCCTTGTAGATTGAAACTGCTGCATCTGATACGAAATCTGCAGCGAGTGCGCCTGTTGTAATTGCTGCGCGGTTTCCGCCATCTGTTCCGCCGTTGATAATCGCGGTTCCGACTGCAGTATCTGTTGCCTTTGCGTATGCAAACTCCATCTGACGAACGAGCTCAGCGAAGAACGCTGGTGAGCTGCGATCGAGTAGCTCAAGGCTAAATGTCTGCTGACCAATAAACTTCTGAACATTCACAGTTACGAACGCTGCGTTCTGGTCTGTTTCTGATGGTGTTCCGCCTTCAGATGCTACTGCAACTGTTGGAGCAACTGTGATTTTAGGAATCTCAAAAGTCATACCTGCATCAGGTAGTGTTCCGCGTGAGATTGAGTCAATAAATGGGCGGTCTGCGTTTGAGATGCCATTGATGACCTCTGTGAGCTGGCGTGTTGGAACTAGACCAGCGTTGTCTGTTGTGTCTGCGGCTGCTGCGACATACATCTTAGATGTATCGTCACCAAGTGAAGCGCGGACTGAGTGCTCGAGATAAGAAGCCTTATCAACGATTGGATTACGAACTGTTGTTGAGATGTATGGTGCTGTTGCAGCCTTGACCTCAACCTTTGCGGCTTCTACCGTTTCAGCGGCAGGAGCGACTTCTGGAACGGTGTTAGACACTTGTTCTCCTTCGAGGGTTGATTGTGTTTCTTCCTGAGTTGTCTCAGAAACCTCTGTTTCTTCTGCCGCTACTTTTGCGACCTCTGCGCCAGGTATAGCGCCGTCTGTGACCAAGCTGACCTCGATGAGATTGCTTGCACTGATAGCCATTACGCCATCCTTGTTATCCCATTCTTCGACATCCACGCCAACGCTAAAATCGGAGCGAAGACCTGTAGCTGCTTCCTCAAGTGCGTCATTTCCAGCGGTTGTCTTTGCGATCTTAAATTCTGCGGTAATGCCTGTTGCATCTTCCTCGTAGCTCATAAGCTTTCCGAGAGGGCGAGTAGTGTCGTGCTGAAGAACTAGCTTGATGTTCTTAGCCATCTTGATTGAATCCTTTTCGAACATTGTTCGACCTGCTGAGGTGTTGCCTTCAGCGTTCCAGGATACGATGCGACCCGCGATAATGCGTGACTCGGAATCTGCAGCGGTGATTGCTACTGGCATTGTTATCTTCATTAGCTATTCTCCTTGTTATCGATTAAATCTTCTTCTTCTTGAATCTGCTCAACACTCATAGCGCCGATGCGGTTAAGAATCTCGTAAACCTGAGCGCGTTGTAATGCATCTGAACGAAGGAACTCATCGAGCGAAAAGCGGATTGTGCTAGTTGTAGATGAAATAAAATCTGGCATGGATAAGCGTTGTTCAATAGCCGTAAGAATTGGCTTCATTGAGAAATCGATAAGCGAACGGCGCTCTGAAACTGAGTTGCTATAAGTCATGCTGGTTGTCTCAGCGCTAACGAAATATGCAGGAAGGTTGCAAGCGCGAGCCAATTCCAAAGCTACATATTGACGAGCTTCATTGAGCTGGAGTTTCGCTGGATCGATGCCCAACGCTTGCAATTCAACATCGGCATTAAGGAAAGCGGTTGATTTGGTTAAACGAGCATTGCGCCATGATTCAAGAATCTTTGAGATGCGCTCTGCAGGAAGATTGACTCCATTGGACTTAAGAACCTGTAGCGGTACTGGCTCTTTAGCAAAAGTTTCTGCGGCTTGCTCTAAAGCGTGAGCTGCTCTGATTGTGCGACCTGCGCGGTTAAGCAATCCTTCATCCATGCCGTAGAACACGACTAGCGAACCTATGCCCTGGTTAGGAACTACTGAACCATCGACCTGGTAGCCCACGATTTCAGTTTGGTTATGATTAAGCTTAGGCGTTACACGATCTGGTGCAACGCGAGTCCATGCACGAACGCGACCTGTCTCGCCGTACTGCTCGAGCACTTGACCATACCCAACCCCATGGAAAAGTAAATCTTCTGCAAGCCATGCATAAGTAGCTGAACCTGGTAC